TATATATGTCATGTCTTATTATTATTGTTGATTCTGAGTTTGCTCTTCTATTTTTCCAAATTGAAATACATCAGTCTCCCTAATTGATATGCCAGAGTATTGTAAAATTTTAGCAACAAGTTTAGGCTCATCTTCAATAGGTAACTCAAAGTCTTGATAGTCTGATTGTGTTTGGTCAAATATTGGCTCTCCTCCTAATATACTAATGTAAGTCCACTTAGGGTCTTTAGGGTATCTAATATACTGTGCTTGTATATCTGTAGCTCCATTAAATGTAGATGGATATACAGTAAGTAAATCTGCTTCTTGTGTGTATGCTGGGTAAGATGCAGAAGGCTTTGTTAAAAGAGAATTATTAAGCATAGTAATTTTACTGTGCGAAACTTTTTCTGCTTCTCCTTTAAATACACTTTGGGAAAAACAAAGTATTTTGTTTAATAAATAATAGTCATGCCCAGTAGTTGTTATTGAAGGAAGTGAATATATATTTAGTGAGCTTTGTGTTAAGCTTCCTGTAACTGAAAAGCTATCTATAACCTCTTCAATATTTTTAGTTATATCAGCGTACTCAGTACCCGACATTCTCGCATTCTCTTTGTTTATCTGATTGTTGAAACTTGAAATGTAACTATCAAATATATCTAACTGAGCTTGCTTAGCAAACAAGTTAAAGTCGGATGGAGATATGTATCCGTAATTATTTTTATTTAATACAGCAAGTACTGTATTTCTAACAGAGTTTATCATCGTAAACTTTTTTTACAAAGATAACAAAAAAAAAGAGGTGCTCCTTTTTTTGGAACACCTCTTAACTCTTTGTATATAAAGGATATTAAGACTCTAATATATTCTCTAAAAACATCAAAACCTCTACACCATCTTCAGTTAGAAAATAATCTACTACCGCTTCTTTTCCATTTGCATTAAATGGCACGTTTATCATTTTATTTTTCTTAGCTGCTGTATTAATCCAGACTTCTCTGTTCTTATTTCTAAATGACAATAACTTCTCATCGAATAACAACTGTACTTTAGATTGTAATTTCAACATAGGGTCTTTAAGCATATTCAAGAAAGTCTCTGGTTCTTTTCGTGCAAAAACTAAGATTTCTCTTTTAATTTCAGCTCCACTAATCTTGCTAATGTCTCTGTTTAGTAATACTCTACCTATGGATTCTACTTGTTCTAAAGATAGTTGTCTTGCTTCAATTAAAGCATCTGCCTCTAAATTCATTTTATCAACTACAGCTTGAGCATCTTTCTCTTCGTCCATCTCGGTAAATTTAATACCATTAAGTGGATGATAGTAAAGGAACTCTTGCAGTACTTGGTTTGTTCTTTGAACTCTTAAAAATCCATCTTCAAAGATAACTGGGTCTAGTATGGCATTGCCATCTTGTTCATCTTCAAAAGGAGTTCTTTGATTTTTAGCATAACGAAGTGGTCGGTTGATACCTGTTTTTTCGTCAAACCATAATAAAGGAAATCTTTTTGAGTTTCTTGTTGGAAGCATAAAAGAAAGGGGTGCTGCTTCTCTAGTTAACTTGTAGACCTTGTCTATGAATTGTGCTTGCTTAGTCATAAATTTTAATTTGATTTAATAAATAAAAATTACCCCTGTCATTACAACAGGGATAATAATTTTAATATACTACTCTTGGAATAAGAAGAAGTTGTTTGCACCTAAAGTACATACAGCTCTCTCAGACAAGAAGTGTACCTCCATAGCATCTAAGCTAGAAGTTTGTGCACCACCAGCAGAACCAGTAATCCACGTTTTGTAACGTCTGTCTTCAGTCTCTGAAGCTCTATATCTAACGTGTAAGAAAGGTCTCTTAGCATTTTTACCTAAGATTTGGTCATACACAGTAGTTGAACCAGCGGGAACTAAAAGTCCACTTACTTTTCCAGAACCACTACCAGCAGGTAATCCACCTCTCATAGTTGGGTCGTTTAAGTATTTCCAGTCAGACTTGTAGAAGTCATACCCTCTACGGAATCCAGAGAAACCTAAGTTTAATGCCATCTCCATGTCATTGTCGAATAAACCGAAAGAAGCAGCGTTAGCAGCAGACGTTCCGTTAAATCCATTCAATCCAGCTAACATATCATCAATGTCAAATCCAAAGTTTCTGTCGTTGAAGATAACATTCTCCTCAATAGCTCCTTGCTTGTCTAATCTAGAGATAACACTATCAAAGTCAGCTAATGTGGTTGGGTTTCCACCCCCCCATACATTTCCTCTGTTCTCTACAGCGTAGAAGATACCTTCAGAACCTTTGTTACCTACTGTAGCATTCGCTGTTTGAGTAGCAGCTCCTGAGTTAGCCTCAGCAGGTACAGCCTCAATCATTGAAGTCTCTAGGTAATCATCGAAACGTAATCTTGTTTCGTGCTCTGATTTCAAGTACCATAGGTAACCAGTCCCACCTTCGCCAGTCTCTACTTCTACCCATCCAATTTGTGCCATGTCAGAACCGCTAACAGCGTATTTGTCCTTGATGATAATTGGAGAGTTCTCGAAGATAAGTGGGTCAGACTCTAATGAACCATTCATTCCTTCAGTTCCTTTTTTAAATTCAGAACCATAGATGAATACAGTTAAAACAGTATCACCAAATACTTGTCCACCAGCTTCGTAGTAAGCTACATCAAAATCTCCGTTAGCAGTACTAACAGCAGTAACAATACCTTTGTTAAAACCAGACCCGTTATTTGCAGATAAGAATACAGTTTGACCAACTCTTACAGCGATAGAACCTGAACCCGGAGATAAAGTGTCATTCACAGTAATTGTTGCTGTATCATCAGCAGCAGTTCCACTTGTAGAACAGTTTGTGTATTTAGTGTGTAATCTTCCTTGCTCAGACCATTTGATTAAGTCAGAGTTAGAAGGCATTTCAGCTCCAACCAAACGAAGGAATGAAGCGATAGTTCTATTACCATAACGCTCAAATTCTTTCTCATAAGTATCAGGTAGGTACTGATTTAAGAAATCGAAGTTAGTAATGTAGTTTGTTGATAAGGGTACTTGTTCAGCGCTAGGCTGTAATTGAAACCCTGGTGTTGTTTGAACACTTCCAGCCATAATTTTTAATTTTTGTTTTTAATACTTCTTATTTTAAGACCTTTACCACTATCTGGGTTAAGTGCCTTGACGCTAAAACCATTTTTAGAAATAACCTCTGGTGCTCTACGCTCTGACATATTAATGTTTTTAATCTTGCGTGTTACATCATCAGTTGCTTCTGATTTGCCTTGCTCATAAAAGAACTTAGCAAACTTTTCAGGATTCATTGCTACTGCCAAAGACCTGTGATATCCAACGGCGTCTTTCATTAATCCATTATCATCGAGATACTTCTGAATAAAATTCATTGGACTCTCTTGACTCTTTTTTAATTCACTTGCGCTCCCCGGATTAAAAACTAACTTCTTGTCATCTAATGAAAACTCAAAACCTTTGAACTCATCATTAAATACATCATCAGTTTTCTTTACAAACCACTGTCTTTTTCTTTCAGCTTCCTCCTGTTGAGTTTTAGCAGATTCAATATATTGCTTGTATGCTTGGAACTCCTCATTGGCTTCTAGAGATTGAGCTTGGCCTCTTGACTCAAGGGGCTGCTTGTATGTCTCTTTCTGTTCAGTAAAGTATTTCTTCGCTTTGGCAATCACTTTTTTCTTTGCTATCTTAGCTTTTTTGATTGTCGATTCATCATCAAGTTCTTCATCATAGCTATACTCTTCCATAAGGTCTTGTATATCTAATTCATCTAATCCTTCCTCTGTAACAATCAAATACTCTTTTAACAAAGTGTCTTCGTTCATGGTATTAAAGTCCTTGCTTAGTTTAACAAAGTCATCTATACCACGTCCTGTTTCTTTTTTATATTTAAAGTAAGCAGCTACATCTTCAGGTAAAGGCTCAGCCTCTTCCCTTTCTCTAGTGAGTTCCTCAATAGAGTTAATTTGCTTACCATATCTTTTTTCAATATATGAAAGAACGTCTTTTTCTTCTATTTCTTTTTGTTGTAGCTCATCCCCTTGCTCTTGCTCTTGGATGTCTTCATGCAGGTTTTGGTTTTGGCCATCTTGTAAATCTTTTTCGTGTTTGTTAAGCAACTGCTCTTCTACTTCTTGTTTTGACTTAGGCTCTATGCCATCCATCGCTCTTACTTTTAATTCCATTTGATTTAATTTTTACAAAGTTAAAAAATATATTAATGCACTTTTAGTGATTATCTAGGTTCAAACTCAGCGAGGTCAAATCCATCTAAACTATCCTCGTTTGACTCAAAACTTTGAGGAGGTAAGTTATTTTTTCTCTGTGTAATTAATTTAGATTGCTCAGTGTTTTGCTGACTAATCCTATTTTTCTTGGCTTTCTCTCTATCCTGCTCTCTCTGAGACATTGACATCTCTGCCATTCCCTTAAGTTGTAAGTTATAGTCAAACTCTTCTCTCATTAATTGAGATTTAAGTCTAGCTTCAGCTTCTGTTTTAGATATTTCAAACGCCACCTCTGCTTGTTTAACCTTAATTTTAGACTCAGTCTCTAGCTGTATTTTCTGCATAGCGGTCTGTCCAGCGAGCTCTTGAGATTTAAGTTGCTGCTGTGATATCATAGCTTGCTGTTGCATCTGCATCCTTTCGTCTCTATCTTGTTTAGCAATTCGCTTAACTTTTAGTAATTGATTGGCAAGCTTTAAGTTTTTAATCTCACGTATGTCAATGGCATCCTCAAGGTTAATGTCTCCTTTAGATAATGCCATTTGTATATTCTGCTCAAGCATTGCTTTTTGCTCCTCATCTGGAGACAATTCAATAAATACACCAAAGTCATATATGTATAGGTCAGATATTTCACTTAGTATACTAACATTGTACTTACCTATCTTATTTATAAAGTCATCTTTAAAGTCAGAATACTGAAGTATGTCAGCTATCCTATATGTCAAAGCTTCTGCAATCGTTCTGTAAAGATAAAGACTACCATCAAGGATGTGTCTTGTTGCTGTATTAGAACTCATTGCCGCTAGTTTCTGTACGCCAACTAGTGCATTTGGATTAGGAGTGCTACCATCCCTAGCCTCATTAAGTCCTGTTGCGGCTCTTATTTGGTCTAAGTAAAAATTATAGTTGCCTATAAGCATTTGCACTTTAGAAGCTCCTGAGCTTGCTGTAAGCTGCTCAATAGGAACTCTAGCATTATTGTAGTCACCGTCTTGAGTATAGCTTCTACCTATAACACTACCTGTTTGCATATAAAGTCTAAGAGCATCTTCTGGGTTATACGCAGAACCATTACCAAGGTCAACCTCGTTAAGTCCGTCTGCATTAATAAACACACCATCAGGTACTGTCCTAGAAACAACTTGCTGTAGCTTCAAATGAGTTAGCTGTATTTGGTCAGCCATTGGTATCATTCTACTAACCAATGACTCAATAACACCTTTGTACATTCTTGGAGCAACTGCTACGTAATTAGGGATAGCGTGTTGTGAAGAAGACTTAGGTCTTACCATATTCTCTGCCATCTCCCATTTAAGTAAGATATTAGTTCCCATAACCATAACGCCATTGTACCAAACGTCAATAGTTTTTTCTACTTTTTCAAAGCTCCCTTCCTCCATCATATCAGCAGGTGGGTTGAAAGTATCATCCTTCTCTATCATTTTAGAGTTTCCACTCTCTGTAATTTTTTTCTTATAGACAATTTTTTTTGTAGTCTTGTAATTGAAATACATAAGAGTACAGGTGTCTCTTCTGAACATATCGTTCTCATAGTATTGAGCTACATTATAGTAGTCATACCAGCTCTGACTGTACTTAGATATTTCATCTAGGTCATCGTTAGTTAGCGATTGGTCTATTTTTAAAAGCTCTGAAATGGGCGATGTCTTAATCTCACCCCAATAGAAGCAATCTTTAAAATGAGGGTCTTCAGTATAGCTGTATACTACATTAGAAGGGTCTACATAAGATATCTCTACTCCTGAGCCAGGCAAAAATTCATGCTTTACAACCGAAATACCTAAAGTGGTAAGGTCATAGTCAAGTCTTTTTCTTGTATCTATGTAATGGTTCTCCTCAAAAATTGTATCTATAGCCTCCTCTTCAGCTATCTCAATAGCAGGCTTATAGTTTAAATTCATATACAATGACATTTCCTCATCTGTAGAAGGAAGTTCATCTGGGTTCATAATAAATGGGTCTACTCCTGTTTGCTCTTGAATATTAAGAAGAATATCCTTAGCTGCCATTTGACCCTCAATCATATCTTGGTACTTAGACCTTTTTGATTGAGACATAGCATCTTGTGCATAAGCCTTTACTTTAAAAAGCCTATCCGACATACCATTAACAACAATATCAACAAACTTAGGTAGAATAGGCACAGGCGTCCAATCTAAGTTAAGATAAGACAAGTCACCGTCTACCGCTAACCTGTTCTTGTACTTAGCCACAGACTGCTCTCCTCTTGCATATAATCTTAGCTTATGGAAATTACTCCACTGATTATAATACCTACATTGACTACTATCTTTTTTGAACCACTCATATTGTATGGCGCTCCCTATCTGTAGTCCAAACTCTTTAGTCGCTTTCTCTGCATCAGAAACAAATTGACTAGGAAATCCTTGCGGACTAATGTTTATTTTTACTTTATCCATTTATCTTATTAACTCACTTAAACTTCCATTGTTAGTGTACCTCGCAAAGTTAAGACTTATTTTCGATTGTTTTTGTTCCGGTAAATACAGATTTTTTTGATTTGCCATGATTGCTAAACCCGAACTAATAGAGGCATCAAACTTTGTTCTGTTTGTAATATCAAACTTGGCCCAATCCTCAAGTGTTCTATTAAAAAACATATCTCCTATCTCATCCTGTGGCCTATGTGTTCCATCTATATCAAAACCTATATGCTTCTCGATATACGACTCAATAGCCGAGGCGTGTGATTGCTTTACATCCTCAGAGGTATTGGGTATACCACCTAGCTCACGCTCTGTCTTTGATAGTTTATTAAAATGTTTATCTGGTCTGTTCATAGAGTAGCCCCTATATCCTCTGTTCTTTATATGGTATAGTAGCCTTGGCTTGTTATTTTCAACAAGTATAGGCATACCATAAAAAACAATAGCCATCAGAACTTCTTCAAAGAAAATCTCAGCAGTCTGAGGTCTTGCTACATATTGTAAGAAAAACTGATTGCTTGGAGCATTGTCCATATTGAATTTAGTCATTCCATGTAAAGCTCCATTAGAACCTCCCCCACCAACAGTACCTGATATGTCATAACTATCGCAGCCAAATGACCCTACGTGTTCGTTACCAGGATAACGAATACCATTTTTAATTATAACTCTATTTTGTAAGTTTTTGTCAGGCGTCCAAGAGACTAAAAACCTACCGCGCTTGTCAGGACTAAATATAACTTTACTATCTCTTATTCCATTTTCCCAATAGAAACTACCTCTTGTAGTGTGTTGAGCCATAATAAGCGAATCGTTATAGTCAATCTGATGATATATTTTTGTTAAGTTAAACAAAGATGATTTGCTCTCATCTCTAAAAGCGTGTGACTCAGTTCTTGGAAACTGTCTGTAAAATTCATTAAGTGCATCTGGGTCATTTTTTAATGACTCAACCTCTGCCTCCCAGTAGTCAATAGCTCCGTTCTTTATGTATTCTTTATCAACTCCTAATACTTTCTCAGAAGGTTTTCTAAAAACAGGCATACCATATACGTCAATAAACCCCTCCATATTCCACTCCATTGGAATAAAAAGAGAATACATACCTGACTTAGTTTGTCCGTTTTGATTTCTTTTTATAGCCTCTGAGTCTTCGTATAGTTTTTTAAAGTTGTCACCCCCTTTGTTTAGTGCATTTGAGGTTGAACCCATCATACACTTACCTATTATTTTACTACCAAGTCTAAGACAAGTCTTTGTTACGCGCCAGTTATTAAGTATATTGTTTGGCTTTATCCATTTGCCCGATTCGTCATGTACTAGAAACTGTAGCTTTTCACCATCATAAGAGTTTTCGTCAGTGTTTTTCCAGTCAATAGTAGTGTTAAGGCCAGTCATCTCATCATTGGCTACCACGTGCATATTCTTCTTAGTAATCTTTGACGCTGGTATTCTAAAAGCAAGCTCAGTCTTTGGCTTGTCCATACCGTCTTGTATTGGCTTGAAGAAAAAAGGCAGCTTGTTTGCTATTGGAACTACCTTGTCAGTAAACATTTTCTTGGCATCGGCCCCTGTCTTGGACAATATTCCAAGTCGTGAATCCTTTGCAAGAGTACCTATATTCACTCCTTCAGTAGAGCCCATAAATGAGAATCCAGAACGTCTTATTTTTAAATAGACCATTCCAAAGCTTCTATTGTCAGCTTTACAGGCTTCCCAAAACAACCAAAAAACTCTATTAGCTTCTCTAAAGTCAGGATAACCTACGTCAATACTAGACCACTGCAAGTACATATAGTGAGAGCCAGTAATATAAGTAGGCTCTCCGTTGTTTAAAAACCAAAATCCTTCCTCTCTTCTATCAAACTCACTCTCAATGTAGTCAACCCATTTGTTTTTAAAAACAGCAGGCATATCGTTCCATTGAAATATTGACTGCATTCGTGACAGCTCAGTAGGTAGTTCTTCTCTCCCCCAGTATTGCTCTGACTTTTTACTATCTCGTTTGTGTATTTTATTGGGGGCTAATGGCAGTGCTATTTTAAGGCCAGACACCTCAATGACATCGCCAATTTTACCTGTTTTAGATATAATAATAACGTCATATTTATCATCATAGCCATACTTCCAATAAGACTTTGAGTTACTTCTAGTAACAACTCCTTTGGGTATATGGTCTACAAGAGTGCGTATTAAACTATTTTGACCTTCTTTCCGCAAAGCCTTGTTTTGTTTGTGTTTTACCTGTTTCGGTAGATAAGAATATAATGTTCTCTTTCTCTACTTCTATTCTACTTAAAATTGAGAACGCATCCTCAATAGCTAATCTTTTTGTGGCCGCAGCGTTCTTTAGTTTATCAGCAGCTAGGTCGTCATCTTTTTTACCAGTGATAATTTTCTCACTAGCCACTTTAATCAGTTCCTCTACCGCTTTGTACCCTGCTTCTATGATTCGATTTTTTAGCTCTTCTGACGTCATCTTTAAATCTTTTAGATTTTTTTAACTTTACATTGTGATTGATTAATTCTATGTCATCCTCTATCCATTCCCATTCTTTCATAGAACCATTGTAATTTGGTGGTCAAACATTCTGTACATCTTCTTGCCATCTATCTCAAACTCATACTCACTATCAGGTCTAAATGTAACCATATCGTTGACCTCAACATTATGGTCTAATAGTGTTTGATTAGGGTATCGCATAATACCTATTAAAGGCTCTTCCTTCATTGGCTTAAATATATGTGATTCGGTTGGTGGAATAGGCTCTACAAAGCAGTATCTATCATGGGCTATCCAAGTGTCATCGTGCTTGTACATAAAAAATTGGTCTAGCTCAATAAAAAATAAATCATCTTTAAAAAAACTCTTTCCACTTCTTTGATTGCCCTTTATGTCGTTGTAGTATTTAAAAGCATTGTGATGTACAATCAGAGTATCTCCAGGTTGCACAGGCCCATTGTAATTAATAGGGGTGCTTATAACCTCTGCTTCTCTATTTGAAAACTTATGGTCTTCTTCTGAAGTGCTAACAATTAAATCAAGTCCAGCTATTGACTTAGTGTTGTTGTACCTTTTTCCTGTTTTTGGTTTTACAATAAAATAATCAGGAGACCTCATTTAGAAGTTTATATTATATTCAAATGATATAGGCATGTGTTCGCTAAACTCTTTCCATATCAGTACTTCATCTTCTCTTTCAATAAATATTTTTGTTGAGTTGTCTTCTTTTTTTATTAGATGAATCTTATAAGTTCCATCTAATACCGGCTGGTCAACAATATAGTGCATTGCGCCTGACTTATAGTCTGAGCCTATTGATATTTTTCTAATGTGCATTTTATTAAATTTATATGTAAATGTACAAATTAAATCTTAACTCTTACAAGAATTACATTCAAAAGTATTGACACTACTAAAGATACAATTATCCAAGAGGGTATTCTGTATTTAATTATTTCAGTTTTGTTGTCGCTAACTGTTTTTGTAACATTTGATTTGTACTGTTTCTCAACACTCTGTACAATGCTATCTAAGTTAATTATAGCCTCTATGGAGTTGTTTCTGTTCTCAATGGTAATTGTACCTCTGTCGGTCTTTAATCGTTGCTTAAAAGGCTTTAAAATGCCTAAACTATCACAAGGCTCTTTAATTATAATACTATCTACGATAGCCTTTGTAATAACCCTGTCTTTAGTTATTATAATGGTATCGTTTTTTATAATCTCTTTTGTTTGTGTAACTATCTTTTTGCTACCGCAAGAAGACAGTAGTAGTAAAATAACTATTAACGATTTCTGTAGTCCCATCTTGCTTTAGTTCCTCTGATGTCGTAATGTATGAATGTCTTGTATAATCCTAAACCACCTTCAGAAATAAGACCTTCTGATATTAGGCTTTCTACCACATCATAGACCATCTCTGTTTCATATCCTTTAGTCTGAAAATCACAAGCAGTTCCTAATAAGTGCTGGCTGCTTTTAACGCCTCCTATTGATTTGTTATATTTTACAGACCTATAAGCACTGGTTATAAGCATTGGACTGTTTAGCTTTTCTCTGATGGTTTCTAAATTGCCTATCAGCTTTATTATATTAGCAAGCACTTTAGGAGGCATCTTAGAGCCATCGTGGCAATCAAACTCAGATAGATTAAAATGCTTTGTTAATTGCATATTGTAATATTAACGCCAGTAAATAAAATATCTGGCAAATATTTATTGTATTTAATTCTGTCACAAATTTAGCATATATTTGCGACAATATAGGTTTTTAATTGTAACAAATTTAGCAACTATTTGTTACAATTAAACCAATGTATATAGCTTTTATTGCTTATATATACATTTTTGTACTAAATAGAGCTAAAATTTTTTATCTTTATTTGACTTTATTACTGACCTTAATCCATCAATGATAGTATCTGGTGCAAATAAGAAACCAATACCCACAATAAGAAGTATAGCAAACTGAAACACCTTACTATCTTGTACTACAAATATATAAGTAATAGCAGCTATTAATACTAATATCCCTAGTGCAGTTGTTTTCCAGCTTTCTACTATGTTCTTCATTTTCGTTTATACATTAAATACCATTTATGGCTTGTATATCCAATAGCAACCGCTGTTAGTAATATCTTTAACAATATGTCTATTTGCATAAAATTAAAGCCTAATGTTATAACATTTATAAAAGCGATTTTAAGGTCAGAAGTAGTCATATTTTTATTTATTTAGCAAGCCACTTCATTGTAAAGCG